AATTTTTTGCTGGCTTGGTAATAGCTTTTGTGAGTGGGTAAGCCTCAAGTGCAGAAAGGCCACCAACAATACCTGCTGTGGCATAGTTGCCTTTGTCAACTTGCTCCCCAACTTCTTCTGGGATGAAAGCAAGACCTAAAGGAGTGAAGTCAGTTAGTCCGATGCCAAGTCCAGGAGCATCTTCACGTGTTGTTCCGATGATCGCTTCGCCAGTGCGTTGTGCTCTGTAGTTGTCTGAGACTAATCCTGTGTCTAGTAAAAAATTAGCAATAGCCTGCTGAGCAGACTGACGCATTGTTGGCTCTTCTGGTGCAGCAATTCCCATACGGTAGTTTGGTTCGGCCATCAGACCTGCCCTCCTGATAATTCACGAGCCAGAACATTCAATGTGTCCTGGAATCCTTTGTCAAGTTCCTTTGCAGCCATAGCGAACTGTCTAGGGCTAACAGCACTTATCTTCCTGCGATCAAGGAAACTTTTTGCTGCTCTTATTTCAGCTGCTGCTACTTTTTTGATTGCTGTTTTAGCCATATCACCAAGCCTTACATGACCAATAACGTGCTTTCGTCTTTGGTCCAGGATTGTCACAATTGTGCCGAGATCGGAAGTTACTCCTGCGACCTTTTTGATTCTTTTTGATTCTCATGTTAGGATCACCGAATGTGACGCGCTTGACTTTGTCACCATCCTGAACATACACGACAGACTTCTTTTTGCCATAGCTTGGCTCGCCTTTGCCGATGCGACGAGGCTTGTTCAGAGTAACTTTGCGTCCTTTGTAAGTTGCCATCACTTGCCCTTATGAACAGACTGTATCTCAAAACTCGCTTTTTTGCTAGCACCTTTGTGTGGCTTGTAGCCTGTTGATGGGTCTTTCATCAACTTGTAGCCTGAGCCAGACTTCATCCAGTGGAATCCTTTTGGTGCTTCAACTGATTTCTTCATTTCTTTTTGCTCGTCGTCTTTTTCTTGCCACCTTTCAGAAGATCAGCATCTGCCTTTCTGGCGCCACCTTTGCCTGTTGCGAAAGAACGAACCCTGCCGATGGCCCAAGAGGTTGGCGTCTGTCCAGGACGAGATCCTGAAGAATAAAAAGCTCCCATGCCACGCTTGGCAACTTGCCGGAGTTTTGCTTTGGAGATCCCTGATGACTTGCTATACTTCTCGATGGCAGCCTCAAGCGAGTCTCCTCCTCCTTTTTTCGCTGGCTTTTTTGTAGCTTTTTGTGACATTCTTCGATCTCCTTTTGGCGATGCGATCCATCTCAGCTGGAGTTAGTTTACCTTCTTTGTACTTCTTGGCGGTGCTTTTTATCTCAGCCTCTGCAGCTTTTTTGTTCTTCGCACCTTTGACGTATTTGGTGTTGACGCCACCTTTGGTCTTGGGTTGTTTCGCAAACTTACGCTTTGTTGCCACGTTTGTTCCCCCTGTAACCAGAAGCATATATAGCTCTGCCTTGACGTTCAGCAGCAGCCTTGGTCTTGTAGACTTTGCCGGACTTGCCCCAGCGATAGCCACCTTTGACCTTTTGAACAGGCATCAGTGACCGCCTAACAACTCATCCATCATTGAGCGGACATCACCACCTTTGAGCTTCATGACTTTGACTTTCATCTTGCCATCGCTCATGTCTTCTTCATCTTCGTACTCTTCGCCTTCATCATCATAGCCTTCGCCATGCATTGCTTCGTGACAAAGTAGCATAAAGTTAGCCAGCTGATCGTCGCTTAACTCAAGTCCTGGGGCATCTGCTGGGAAGCCCATTGTTTCTTCAAAAGAGTCGCGCAGACCCTCCATATCACCTATATTGACAGTTGCCATTTAACTCTCCTCAAACCGATTTGACGGCAGATTTTCTCACCATATTTCATCAATATGTGACCAGTGATTGATGTTTTACCAACTTCGCCACCAGATAGCTCGTGTGACATCTGATTAGCCCAAGCAAGTGCTAAAGGCTTGACGATTCTGTAAACGATTCCTTTTTTCCTGACTTTCTCAGCCAGAGGGATGCCCCAAAGTGCATAGCCAGAGTGAACGACAGGATCAACAAGCTGACCGTAAAGTAGGTCGTAGGCAAAGACTTTCGAGTCCATGTCGCCCATCTCATGAAGTGCTGTGCAGATGTATTTGCCACCGCCACCGCCACCACCTGACGATTGTTTTTCTTCTTCTGCCCTTTTTGCTTCTTGCTCTCTTGCGAACTCTGGGTCGTAATTTTTAGTTCCGACGACATTTGACCTGCTTTGTTGGGCAGGCTTGTCCTCTCCAGGAGTTTCTGTTCTTTGAAGAGGAGGCATTGTCGTTGGAGTGTTGAACTGATTGACTGCTGATGTAACATTGAATGTCTGTGGCGAATACAATCCTGATGGCGTTGTGCTGCCAAAGTTGAATCCTTCTGTGACACCAACATCGGAAGCAGCAAGGCCAGAGCCTATTCCGAAAGCTCTTGACTCGTTGACGCTTACCACGCCATCTTTGTTAGTGTCAGCTGCAGCTCTTGCTGCATCAAAAGAAGATTCGCCAACCATTCCACGGACAGTATCAAAGAATCCTGGATCTTCAACTCCCATTGCTCTGGCTGCAGCTTGTTCTGCTGCGTAGCTTTGACCAAGATTCATTGCTGATGGCACCAGACCTATTGGATTCGAACCTGCTATTGCGCTGAAAAGAGAAGAACCAAGATCTCTCCCTGTAATGCTCAATCCACCAAGAGATAGCTCTGGGTTTGTTGATTGAAAACCTTTTGAAATAGTCTCGTAATCTTGAGGAGTCAAGTTACCAAAAGCACCTAAAGCCATCACATAGCCCTCATTGGTTGCTGCTGCATCATCATCATCTGACTTAATGCACCCATCTGGCTTGGCTCACCTGTCATTCGACTACGAATCTCAGCAACTTTGTTTGCCAGATATTGTGCCATGCCTTGATCTTGAGGCATCGCTGGTTGTCCTTGAGGCACTTGACCTTGTGGTGCTTGAGGAAGCCCACCGAACGCAGCAGGATTGACAGGAGGCAACTGTTGTTGGGGCATCATCGCCTGCATATACATGTTAGATATTGCTTGGTCCAGATCCATCAATCATTTTCTCCTGCATCTTCATAGCATTCTTTTCACGCTCAATAGCGAGGTCTGCTTCAAGTTTAGCGATTTTTGCTTCAAGTTCAACCTGAGTTTTCATCTTCTGAACTTCAAGGTCTTGTCTTGCCTTGGCCTGATCAATCTGAATGTCTGATTGTGCCTTGGCCTGATCAGCCTGAATCTCAGCCTGAGTTCGTGCTTGCAATGCCTGAGCTTCGAGTTGAGCGAGCTGTTGAGCATATTGCAGTGGGTTTTGACCTTGACCTTTGCCCATGGCTTGAAGTGCACGAATCGGTTGCATCTGTGGTGCGCTTTGAACCACCTGTGCGGCACGCTGACTGATGAGCATGTCGAGTTGTGGGTCAATGTCCTGCATTTTGAACTTAGGATCACGGATGTCTGGCAGATTCGGCAATGGCATCGCAATGCTTGCTTCCATCCGCTGACGGTACAATAGAGCTATATGCTCAGCCACATGCGCAATGAGGATTGGTTGCAGTGCTTTGGCCGCAGGGTTGCCGCCCAACGATGGATCTTGCAGGAACTGCAAATGCACCGCGATGTGTGACTCGTGGTCTTGCTCTGGGAATGCACGGATCGGTTTTCCATACATAACCGAGAGATTCTCGTCAATTGGGTCTGTTCTTGGTGCTTCATCTGGCTTCTTCAGAACCTCGTCAATTCCTGGGATGCGAATCGCTTCATACATTCGCTTGTATGCCTCATACATATCATGAAGCTGAGGAGCTGATCTGGCCATCTCAAGAATGGCTTGAGCTTGAGCAATACGTTGTGCAGTGCTGAAGATGTTTGGATCACTAACAGGCACGATGTCAATACGATCATTGAAATCTGCTGCATAAATAGTTTCGGAAGCACCGCTAACTGCAAATGGCATTGACTCTGGCAAGTACATAGCATTGAGTTTGGCCAATAACTTGAACTCTTGCCCTTGTGAGTGATGCAGACGTTTGTGAATTGCTGAGAATGCCTTGCTGCCTTGCTCAATCAGAGCGACAGTCGAGCCAACTGGGGCATTGGGATTGACATCACCGACATTGAGATCAGCTGTACTCGCGAATCTTTGACCAGCCTCTGTGATAAAACCAAGCAACTGCATAAGAGTGCTTGATGGCTCTTTGAACGGCA